GTCAACAAGAGATTGGTAGCAGAGTACAAGACTATATCAGATACGGGTTGGTATCGTAAGATGTACCAAATCATGTGCAGTATGGCATCGAATGCTGTTAAACAGAAGTACCCTATAAACGCAATGGAGATTGCTGAGATGTGTACTCAAATTGATAATGAAACTGGTCAATGGTACCAGAACAGACCACTAGTCAGAGAGGCAACTGGAGCAATAGAATTTGCTTACGAAAACGTTGATTTCCGATAAGGAATAGTGTATAATATAATTAAAAGAAGATAAGGAGTACGTATGGGTATAATGGATAAATTAAAGAAGAACAGTAGAATCAAGGGCACAAACCGCTTAGATAAATCACTACTATTCGCTAACAAAGATATGGTACGAACAAAAGTACCAATGATTAACGTTGCATTGTCTGGTGATCCGGATGGTGGACTGAGTTCAGGTTTAACAGTATTAGCAGGACCATCGAAGCATTTTAAGACTTCTTTTGGTTTGCTAATGGCAGCTGCATACCTTGACAAATATGAGGACGCTATTCTGTTGTTTTACGATTCAGAATTCGGTTCACCGCAACAATATTTTGAGAGCTTTGGGATTGATGCATCCAGAGTATTACATACACCAATCACAAACGTAGAAGAGTTAAAGTTTGATATTGTAAATCAACTTGAGAACATTGAACGTGATGATAAGGTAATCATTATGATTGACTCTATCGGTAATCTTGCATCAAAGAAAGAATTAGAAGATGCTAAGAATGAAAAGAGTGTAGCTGATATGAGTAGAGCAAAAGCTCTTAAAGGTTTGTTCAGAATGTGTACACCATATCTAACTTTGAGAGACATTCCACTTCTTGCTGTTAATCATACATATCAAGAGATTGGGTTGTTCCCTAAAGCAGTAGTGTCAGGTGGAACAGGTATCTACTATTCAGCTGATAACATTTGGATCATTGGTAGACAACAAGAGAAAGTTGGTACTGAGATTAAAGGTTATCACTTCATTATCAATGTAGAGAAGTCTCGATTTGTTAAAGAGAAGAGTCGTATTCCTATTTCAGTTACATGGGCAGGAGGTATTGAAACCTACTCAGGATTACTAGAAGCAGCGATTGATGGTGGATTTGTTGTTAAACCATCTAATGGATGGTACTCGAGAGTTGATACAACTACGGGTGTAATTGAAGATAAGAAGGTACGCGCCAAAGAAACTTTAACTAAAGAGTTTTGGGATGTAGTATTTGAAACAACAGACTTTAAGGCATTCTTAAAGACTAAATATGAAATTGGCCATAAGGACATGATTACTTAATGAATATAGAGACACTAATACTTAGAAACTTAGTGCAGGATGAGGAGTACATGCGTACAGTAATACCTCACCTCAAACAAACGTACTTTGCTGGTTCGTATAAAATCGTATTCAATGAGATCATTTCATTCGTAAATATGTATGGTAAACTACCTAACAGTGAAACACTTAACATTGAAATCCAAAAGAATGATAGGATACAAGAGGAGTTAATTCCTGAAGTGATGTCTTTGATTGGAGATATTCAGACAAAGGTTGAGGATACTAATCGTGATTGGCTACTCGAACATACTGAGAAGTGGTGTCAAGATAGATCTATCTACTTAGCTATTATGGAGAGTATTGATATCATTGATGGTAAACATGAGTCATTATCTAAGAATGCTTTACCAGAACTACTATCAGATGCATTAAGTGTTAACTTTGATACTAATGTTGGTCATGATTATATCGATAATTCAGATGATCGATATGAATTCTATCATCGAGATGAAGAGCATTTACCATTTGACCTAGAATACTTTAATAAGATTACAAAGGGTGGATTAGTTAATAAGACATTGAATGTTGCATTAGCTGGAACAGGTGTTGGTAAGTCATTGTTTATGTGTCACGTAGCTGCAGGAGCTCTTACTCAAATGAAGAATGTATTATACATTACTATGGAAATGAGTGAAGAGAGGATTGCAGAACGTATTGATGCTAACTTGTTGAATGTACCTATTGATCAACTATCTAACCTATCTAAGAGTATGTTTGATAACAAATTGCATAAGTTAGTAACTAATAATAGTTTAGGTAAGTTAATCATTAAGGAGTATCCAACTGGTGCTGCTAACTCATCTCACTTCAGATCGTTACTTAATGAGTTGAAACTCAAGAAGGACTTTAAACCTGATCTGATTTGCATTGACTATTTAAACATATGTTCGTCAAGTAGAATGAAAACTATGGGTGGATCTATTAATAGTTACACATATGTTAAAGCAATTGCGGAAGAATTGAGGGGACTTGCAGTAGAGAATAATGTTCCAATCATGACTGCTACTCAAACAACAAGGGGAGGATTTGGTAATAGTGATGTAGGATTAGAAGATACATCCGAATCATTTGGTCTTCCTGCAACAGCTGACTTGATGTTTGCTCTTATCTCAACTGAAGAGTTAGAGAGTATGAATCAGATTATGGTGAAGCAGTTAAAGAATAGATATAATGATCCGACAGGAGCAACAAAGAGGTTTGTAGTCGGTATCGATAGAGCCAAGATGAGATTGTATGACGTAGAGGATTCAGCACAAACGCTAGTTCAAAGTACTGTACAACCTACAGAAAGCAATTTTAGTGAATTACAAGTATAGGAGTATGATGTTGGAAGGTAATAGAACAAACGATATTAAAAGTGGAGAGAAGGTTAAGGCAGTCGATACAGCTCACACTTACACGAAGGTTAAGATGGTATCATATAGTATGCCAAGCCCTGAGTTTAAAGAAGCGGGTTTGAATGATTGTCAAGATCTAATAGCATTCTGTGCTAGAGTGAGTAATCCCTCAAATCAATTTAATAAAGAAACATCAGATAAATTAATTAAGTATCTTATCAAACATAAGCATTGGAGTCCATTAGAGACAGTATCTGCTTGTCTTGAGATTGAAACTACTAGAGATATTGGTAGACAGATACTAAGGCATAGGTCTTTCTCGTTTCAAGAATTCTCTCAACGATATGCTGATCCAACTAAGGATATGGCATTTATGTTAAGGGAAGCTCGACTACAAGATACTACCAATAGACAGAACTCAATTGACACTGACAATAGAACATTAAGTGCTATGTGGAGAATCAAACAAGAGGAAGTTATTAAGAAGTCTTTAGAAGCTTATAACTTCGCTATCGATAACGGCATTGCTAAGGAGCAAGCTAGGGTTGTGTTGCCAGAAGGTAATACAATGAGTAGAATGTATATGAATGGAACATTAAGAAGTTGGGTTCATTACATTGAATTGAGAAGTGCTAATGGCACTCAAAAAGAGCATATAGAAGTAGCTAGGCAATGTGCGATTGTAATTGCAGAGATATTTCCACTTATGCTTGACATTATGGAGTAAATCATGTATAATATAGGGAGTAGTCTATGGGAAGTATAGGATGGTTTAAGAAGTGGTTTAAACCAAAGGATGAATTTGAAGCAATGTATAGAGAAGAAAAGGCTCGAGCTGAAAGACATAAAGCTGCATACTTCAAATTGAAAGGTCAAATACACGCGGTGTTAAGAGAAGCTGCTAAATCAGAAAAGAAAGTTAATTTAGAGGATATAATGTTATGAGTAAAAATGCAGTACCATACGTAAAGTTAAAGAAAGATCAAAACGGTAGAAAGATTAGTAAGAAAAGATCGAGTCATGGAACGTACCGTTGTAAGCGCAAACCTAACAGCCCTCGTTGTAAGAAATGAATATATTTGGATGTACTATCACGCGTGACACTGTAGTGGATGCGTTATCCATTACCGCGGTGGCACTAGTACTACCTATGATGGGTATATTAACATTTGGAATTGTGTTAATAATTGTTCCACTTATCATTGCTGGTGTTGTAGTTGATTGTATAATTAGGAAGGATAACTGATGGAAATATTATTTGACAAGTGGTCTTTCGTTGAGAAAGATATGAATCAAACTGATTGGTTTATTAAGATTACAGGTGGTAAGTTTGATGAAGTTGTATACAAGTACAAAGCTATTAAGCTGGATCCGGATAATGAATCTATAAACTTTGATTATGATGTTGAGGATTATCCTGGTGACAACCCCCATGGTACGGAGAAGTTCAATAAAGCTATAGGTGTCATATTGCGTAGTGTGTTGGATGATGCCTTTAAACATAAAGACTTTGTCTTAGGTGACAAACCAGTTGAAGATGACTGAATCTCTAATCATATTAGCTGAAGAATGTGCAGAAGTGTCGCAAGTGGTTGCAAAGCTACAGCGATTCGGCCTATATGATAGGGGCAACATTCATAGACTAGAAGAAGAGATTGGTGATATTCTTGCTATGATTGGTATTTTAGCTCATCATAACTACATTAACGAAGAAAATGTAATGAATCGTATTCCAATTAAACTCGAGAAACTTAAACACTACTCTGATATAAAAGACCTAGACACCATTATCGAAAACTTATAAATAGTTTATATAAGCAAATTATTTGGGGTACCTATGTTAGGTTTTAAATCATATATTGAAGAGGGTAGAAACGACCCTGCAATATTTCATGCTATCTTTATGGCAGGTGGACCAGGCTCTGGTAAGTCATACGTAGCATCATCATTAGGCTTAAACGCATTAGGTTTCGTCGAAATCAACTCTGATAAAGCATTCGAAATGGGACTGAAGAAGTCCCTTTTGTCATTAAAGTTCCCTGACTCTGAAGAATATCCTCGTAATATCGTAAGGGGATTAGCAAAGAAGACTACAACATCTAAACATGGGCATGCAATTGAAGGCAGACTTGGTATGGTTATTGATGGTACCGGTAAAGATTCGACTAAGATTGGTAAGAAGGTAAAGGACTTAGAGCTATTAGGTTATGAAGTTGCAATGATATTTGTTAACACTGATCTTGAAACTGCATTAGAAAGAAACGAAAAGAGAGAAAGAAGCCTTAAGGCTGCAGCAGTAACAAAGATGTGGAAGCAAGTTCAATCTAACTTGAAGACATTCAAGAAGACATTCGGATCAAAACTATTCGTTATAGATAACTCTAATTACGAGGTATCTGGTGCACAATCAGCTAAAGTATATACTAATTTAATGATGTGGGCTAAACAACTACCAAAGAACCCAGCAGTCAACAATTGGATGGAGCATTCATGAGCACAGTAAATTTTACAGAATATTCTCAACTGTATGAAGCAGCTAATAGTAGTTTTCAAATTATTATAGATGACACATTAACAGATGATGAAAAGAAAGTTCATGGTAAGTACTCTATACCTAAGAAGAGTTTTCAGCTGAAGATTCATCCTAAGGACCAAAAAGCATTCCTCAAGTTGTTTAAGAAAGCACCTGATAAGACCGTTGGTAATGGTGAGATTTCATTATTCTGGTTATTCTCAGGCAGAGCTAAAGAAACACGTGGTGGTACAGAGCCTGATTTAAGAATTGATAATAAGGCTGTTGAGGTTAAAGCATATCCTAAACATGATCCAATCTCACTAGGTCGCTTTCAAGATAGAAGAGACTTCAGAGCTTTACTTAATACACTATTCGGTATTTCAAATCTATTTCAAGCATTTTCGAAGGATAATACTAAAGGCAATCAATCATTTAAAGGTGAATTATCATTTAGATACCCTGACGTATTAGAAGCAGCTGAGAAGTTTATCGAGTTATCTGAATTGTTTAAAAACAATAAAGACTTGTTAAACTTTAAGATATTTAAAGATATGTATAAGACTGTTAAGGACTTTGAAAAGCAATTGAAGAAGTTAGGATATGGATCTAAAATTAATGATCCGGAAAGTATTGCAGTTGGCCTCATGAAGAGACTTATTGATGTATCCATTGGTGATAAGCCAGGTGATAAGGGTTATATTGCTAATCTTAAAGATAGTAATCCATTAGATGTATGGTTCCATTACATCGATTTCAAGAAGATGAAGTCAGATACAAAGACGCTTTCTGCTAAAGGTACATTTGCTATTAATGGTGGTGTATTTAAAGCTTCATTCTCGACGTTATTCCCGGGATAGTGGGCCAGTTAATTCAATTTAATCCACGAGAGAAAGAATACGAATACTACGAGCTTTGGCCAGCAGATTGGGAGAGTGAATTTAACCCAACAATGTTGGAACTTAGATTAACATTTGATACAATTGAATATTATCGCAACGATTTGATACACGAATTAGCTACTGCAGGAGTATCAGCAGAGTTTGGTATACGAGAAGGTTTAGAACAATTAGATTGTATGCATAAAGTACTATGGAACTATTACAGAACGGACTAAAATGAAATTAAAAGACTACATCGAAGAAGCTAAAAATACTCACATGACTCATATCGAAGATATGGTGATTGATGGTGGAGTTGAAGGTACCCGTGCAGCTATTAATGCCCTTCGTGATTTAAGAGATATGCTTGGAGGTAATACTAATGATACCAAAGCAGTAACAGTCAAATGGGATGGAGCTCCAGCAGTATTCGCTGGTATCGATCCGACAGACGGGGAGTTTTTCGTTGCTAAAAAAGGAATCTTTAATAAAAATCCTAAAGTATACAAGTCTCATAGCGATATCGTGGCAGACACTTCAGGTGATTTATCAGCTAAGCTCATCACTGCTTTCGATGAATTAAAGAAAGTTGGTATTAAGAAAGGTGTATATCAAGGTGACATTATGTTCACTCAGAGTGACTTAAAGAAAGAAACCATTGATGGAGTGAAGTATATTACATTTCATCCTAATACAATTGTATATGCAGTACCAGTAGAAGATGCTAAAGAAGTACTTGATGCAAAACTCGGTATTGTATGGCACACTAAGTATACAGGAAGTTCATTTGAAACTATGAATGCCTCATTCGGTGTTAAGTTAAGTGAATTCAAGAAAACTAAAACTGTATGGCAAAAAAGTGCTGACTTACCAGATATGTCAGGAGTTGCTACATTAACTAAAAAGGAAACAGATGAAATTACCAAACATATCTCCAATGCGGGAAAACTCTTTAACAAAATTAAATCAGATGTTCTCAAAGACGTGTCAACATCTAAAGAGATTAACCTCTTCATTAATACTTTTCGAAACACGAAAGTCAGAGCTCAGGTCGAAATCATCAACACCAAACAACACGTACAAGAACTCATAGATTGGATTCATGCACGTTATGATAAAGAGATAGATAAGCTAAAGACTGATAAGGGAAAGGCTCGTAAGAATGCTAAGAAGATTGCAGCATTAGAGTTTTTCTCCGGATCTAATAAAAAGAATTTAAAACTTATGTTTGATATGCAGAACGAATTAGTAAATGCTAAGCGTAAGTTAATAGTACACCTGAATAAGGTAGATAGTATAAATACATTTGTAAAGACTAAAAATGGCTTTAAAGTAACAGGAG